GTGACAACTCGACGCTGACGCTGACGACGGCGATTACGGGTATGGCGGCAGCGGATAAGCTGGTGAAGGCCACGGCATCGGATACGTCCTTCAATGGCGCGATGAATGGTCTCATCAACATCACGAACCGTAGTGGCAGCTATGCTTCGCTGCATGGCATTACGCAGGCGACGTATGGTATCTGGGATGCAATCCGTATGGTTGCTGGTACGGACACGCCGGACGCGAGCCAGCCGACGGAAAGCGATATCTGGGACTTGATCCAGCGTATCGCCGGTCGGTCGGGCAAGGACGCGATGCTGCGTCCGCAGGACTTCCTGCTCATGACCACACCGGGCCTTGGCAAGAAGATCATTGAGTCGATGGTCGGTCAGCGTCGCTTTGATTCGGCGGAGTTCTCGACGACGATCAAGGGTGGCTACAAGGCCGTCAGCGTCTGTGGTATCCCGCTGGTGCAGGACTATTATGTGCCGGCTGGTACGCTGTACCTGATCCACATTCCGTCGCTGTCGTGGGTGGACGCGAAGGACTGGGGCTTTGTGGAGTTTGAAGGCGCGGGTCCGTGGCGTTGGACGCAGGGCCGCGATGCGTTTGAGACCTCCTATGGCTGGTACGGCAACCTCGCCTGCCTGCAGCGGAACTCGCACGGCTCAATCACGGGCTACACCGACACGGCGCGTTACACGCACGTTGTCTAACCTTTGCTGACGAACGTGGGGGGTAGGGCAACCTACCCTCCACACGTCGGAGACTCTCAATGCCCTTGAATAACTTTGCTCCAAAGCCGGGACGTTTCGGCACACTGCCGATTGCGATTGGCGGCTGGCTGAATACCGGAGTGCTGGCGGCTGGTACGGCGACACATAACCTTGGCGGTTTCCCCGCCAGCGGGATTATCAACCGTGCTTCGTTTTGTGCGGAGACGTTCCCAACGGCGGCTACCTCGTGCGTGGCAACCATCTCCAAGATGACGGGCGCAACGGCGGTGGTATTGACCGATCCGCTTGCCGTCAACACGCAGACGGCGAATACCCCGTTGCAGTTTGTGTTCCTGACAAGCACCACCGAAGCTCAGCGATTGCTGACCACGGCGGACAGTCTTCGGGTCACGATTGTGACGACGGGCGCTGTGTCGGTGCAGCCGGACGATGTGACGGTGAACGTGGAACTGTTGGTCAAGCAGTAGTTCAGTATGGCGCTAATCTACAATAGCGCCGGAACCCCTGAACCGTCGCCGGAGATTCGGCGGCGGTTGCAGGCGGTGCATCCGGGGTTGGGCTTACAGTTCAATGCGGTGACGCCGAAGCATTGGATGGTGACGATGGCATGGCCGGAAGGTGACCGGCGCTGGGGCATGGTGCAGCGGCAAGAGATTGGCGGTGGAGCCAGCTATAGCATCTTAGGCTGGCTGCCTTTGGATTGTCCGATTGAACAGGCCCCGAACTATCTCGAACGCTTTCTTCGCACAGCGACGGAAGATTCGACGCGGGAGTTGTTGGCACATGTGGGTCGGTACAATGCGGAAGTTCTGCCAGCGGCACAAGTAAATGAGGCGTTAGAGGCGGTATTGGGCTCTGGTTCGCCAACAGGCGATGATCGTCCAGCAAAGAAAGGGAAGCGCACGCTCCACAAGACGATCAGCTAAGAGGGGACGATGGCCAACGCGACACGAACAGAACTGATTGCGGCAACACGGCAGTTTATGGATGCGGCGGGTTCGACGCGATGGACTGATGCGCTGATTCAGTCGGTGCTGAACGAGAGCTACGACTACGAGTGGTCAAACCTCCTGAACGCGACGCCGTACTACACGTTCAATAGCGTGTCGGTCACGACCGATGCCAATGGCAAGGTTGATACAGACGACCTCAACACGGGCAGCGGGGATAACGAGAAGAACTACTATCGCATCCTGTCAATAAATGATGGGTCGCAGCTGTACGGAGAGACGCAGTTCCGTCATGTCCCGCTGGCGACGACGACGAGTGCTGTGTACCTCCGGCCTCGGCTGTACTATCGGGCAGGGCTGGACGCGATTCAGGTGTTGCCTGTGCAGTCTGGTCTGGCGTTGACGGTTACGGTGAACTACAAGCCCACCTCGTTGTCGGACTTAGCAACGGGAGCCAGCACCATCAACTTTCCGTCGGCGTCCTATTTGCTGCTCTGCTACGAAGCGGCAGCGACGCTGTTGTTGAAGGGCGGTGCGGAACCAGAAGCGGCCTCGATGTTGCGTGGGTTGGCGAGCGAGTCCCGCCGCCTCCTGCTGGACGATATCCGCAGGCAGACCGTCACGCCGACGCTGCTGGACTATCCTGATAACGCACACGAATGGGCGGGAGCCTAAGTGGGCCGCGAAGTCGTCCTTGACGCCCAGCCGTCGTTTGGCGGTGGCCTCAATGTCACGGCGGACCCGTCACAGTTGCAGCCCAATCAGGTGCGGGATGCGACGAATGTGCGCCTCTCGGAGTTTGGCGGGGCAGGCAAGCGGCTAGGCACTGTCCGGCTGACGCTGGCGGCCCTTGGTGGTGGTGAGCCAATCCAGAACGGGGTGTCGTGGTATCGGGTGTCGGCGTCAGAGATTATGGTCGTGCAGAACGGCTATCTTTACACGTCGAGCTTTGCATCACCGTCCGTACTATTCAGTTTTAGCACGAGTTTGGGTGACGAACTGACCACCGAAGACGATCAGACGTTGTACTCGGAGTCCACGGTCACGCCGTTTGTGTCGCAAGGCAATGGCCTTTCGACGACCAATACGCCAGACTTTGCCAGCTTTCTGTACACAGCTCCTGCGGATACGGAGTGTATGTACATTGCGGACGGTGGGCCGTTGAATCGGTGGGACGGCACGACCCTTGAACTCAATCTGGCCAGTACGCCGAATATCGCGCAGATTACGGTCTATAATCAGCGCCTCTTTGGTGTGACGGGCATTGACCAGAGCGTGTACTACTCTGAGCTGAATGACGGGGATACGCTGGGCGTTGGAGCCAGTGGTGGCGGGGAAGCTATTATCCGCACCTTTGGCGACCAGAACACGACAGGCTTGGCGGTCAGCGGGTCAAGCTTGCTCATTTTCCACCGCAGCGGTATCTCCCGTTGGACGGGCTTTACGCAGGATGACATTGCGATTGCCGCTGGTGCGACGGGTATCACGGGCGAAGTCGGCACGACGAACGCCTTCTCGATTGTCGAAGTGTCTGGACAAGTGTACTTCCTTGGACAGAACGGCTTCTATCGGGTGAGCGAAAGCTCCTCACCAGAGTCCATCTCGACGCCGATTGACAGTATTATCCGCGATTGGGATGGAGATACAATCGAGGGCGTCCGTGGCGTCCATGTCCGCAACTACCAAGAGATTCGGTGGTGGGTGCCGGATTACGGCGTCCTCGTGTACAACTACCGCCTCAATGCGTGGTCAGGTCCGTGGACTGCTGGATACCTGTCGCCAGCCACTACCTGTCACTTCGAGTCCGAGGACAACGAGGGACGGTTCCTCATCCTCCGTGGTGATGCGGAAGGGTGGGTGACGCTCTGCGATGCAGGTGGGGCATACCTTGATAACTTGACCGTGAACTACACGGTGGGCGAAGAGTTTGCGATGCGAGTGCAGCCGCACCGTTTCTTTGCTGGCGATGCGATGAACGAGAAGTCCTATCGGTGGGGCTACCTCCTAATGGACCCCCGTGGCACGGATGATGTGTCGGTGGAATGGGTCACCCAGTCGGGCAGCGGCAGCTATGCGATTGATGCGACGAGCTTGGCGGTGACCAATGCCGCGATGTTTCGTGTCCCGCTGGCTGACCGTGGGGAATGGATTGACGTAACGATTGTGGATTCGGGTGAAGCCGACGCCCTGTACTCACGGGCAGAAGTACAAGCCTTTGCGATGGGCCGTCGAGGGGGAACCTGATGACGGCTCCTATGGTCAATGCGCGTCTGACGCCGATGGTCAATACCCGCGAGCAGGAACAGGTACGCCGCCTACGGATTCGGTATGCGACGTCGGGTGGTTGCGGGGTGCAGATTCCTGTAACCGTGACGGCGGTGACTGCCGTGATTCCTCTGATTCGTGAGGAGCAGGATACAAACTACGGGGTGCATATCACGACCTCGTGGCTGACGACCCGTGCGGTGACGGTCCGCACCACCACGAGCTTTACCTGCACCTTTGGAACGGCAGCGCCGGCAAGTGCGTTGCTGGACTTTATCATCTTTCGGAGTGAAGACTAGTGCCCCCGAATACTGGCTCAGTCATTAGTAGCGATCCTCGTGCAGCGGCTCAAGCCAAGAGCATTGGCGCGACCATTGGCGGCGACGGCTGGTGGTACAAGGACGGGAAGAAGCTCTCAACGAAAGAGGCCGACCGACTCACGAATGAGGCGGGTACTGCCATTACGTCTACGGACACGGCGCACGGCGAACGGGCGCGGGATATCTGGGGCCGTGGTTCTGATTTACTAAGCAAGGGCTACGCTGCCACAGGCTTGAATAAAATTAAGTTGGGTGGCACTGTCGGTGGCTTCCTTGAGCGAAACAAGGCGGACATTGCTGCTGGCGCTGCGGGCCTTGTGGGTGGCCCAATGCTGGCTGCTGCGGTCAAGGCGGGGCTAGAGGGGGCCAAGCGCGGCGCGACAGGTATGGACGCAGCCAAGGGAGCCGCGTCTGGTTATATGATGGGCAATATGACGCAAGGCGCTAAGCTCGGATTCCAAGCCGCTGAGAAGGCGGGAACAAGTCAAGTAGCTGGTATTGCAAAGGGTGCCATCAAGGGTGGCACGGCAATGAAGAAAGCGATAGCACCGCCCTCTGGTGCTACGGCACTTGGTCAAACGCCCGGCGTAGCTTCTTTGCCGCCAACAGTCGCCAGCACACCACAGATTCCGGTAAACTACTTACG